TCGGGAGGCGAAGTCCCTGGCGACTACGGAGAAACTGACGTCAGCCATGGACCCGCCTCCCTACTTGTTCTTCCGATTGTACTCGTCTATCGCCAAGCAGGCCCGCTCAAACTGCTCGTACGTGAGAAGGTCTGCCTCCCACGGCCTGATGTGAAGGATGTGCGCGAACGCGAACTCGTACTTGGCCCGCTTGAGTTCGTGCGGGGTCAGGCTTTTCCCGACACACGCTCCGCAGGCTCCACGCCCTCCGCGATGTAGGCGTCGAGGGCCGCCTGCTCCTGGGTAGTGATGGTGCCAGCGTCGCGCTTGTCGACGAGGGTGCGGACGAGCTGTGCCTTCTCGTCGTCGGTGAGGTCGAAGGAAACGTCGGCCATGCAGAACTGGACGTCGTCCCACTTGAGGGTCGGCGTGGTGCGCTTGAGGTACACGTACAGCAGGCCGTGGAAGGCGAGCACCGAGGAGTTGCCCACGGCCTCGACCCACGCCCCGAAGGTGAGGCCGGTGTGCCGCTCGATCGCTTCCACCTCGGGGTTCATGAGGCGGGTGGGGTCGAAGTCCCACTTGAGCGGGTCGGCGCCTTCGGGCTGGTAGACGAAGTGCATTACTTATCCAATCCCTTCCGTGTAGCGGTCGACTGCCCGCTCCAGGAAGCCTTCGGTTGTGGTGTGTTGGTGCATCTTGAGTGGGTCGGTGAACCACCCGCTCTTGACGTGTTGCAGGTACCAGTGCCGCTTATTGCCGAACAGGGGGTGGATGTTGGTGCCGCTGTCCAGCCCTTGCAGGTTGTACGGACCTGATGCCTTGATGGTTACCGAGGGGGAGCCTAGCCCGTTGGACTTGCTCACGGTTATGTGAGACCGGGCCACGGTTTCGGCTAGGCCGTTCCGCTTCGGTAGGCGTGCGAGTGCGGAGGCGCGCAACTCGCCCGCAATCCCCATGTGTGCTTCGTACAGGGCGTCCCCGAGCTTCCGCTCGAGGCCGCCGTCTCCGGCCTTGATGAAGGCAACGCCGAGGTCGACAGCCTCGTGGACCCCAAGGATCTCGACCTCGACGAACCCCATGGCTAGACCGTGGTGTCGGTGCTCATGTACTCAATGGTCGCCGCCGAGTTGGTGCCGTCGTACTGGGCGGTGAATGCGTACTTGGTGTTGGTGATGTCCGTGTCCGAGACGTCGGGGGTGCCAGAGTCGAAGAACGTCATCGGGAGCTTGATGCGGAACGTCTCCTTGAAGGTGGAGGCGATGGTGGGGCCGACCCACTCCAGGATCAGGGAGGTGCTGGTGTCGGCGGCGAACTTGTCGGCAAGGCTGGTCTTGTCGGTGAAGTCCTGCTCGAGGCTGCCGCTGATCTTGAAGAAGTCGCTCCACAGCGGCTCCGACTTGGTGCCGGGGGCACCAGCGGCGTTCGCGTAGAACCGGTCAGTGTTCTGGGGCCGCTCGAACTTCACGTCGACCTTGGTGACGCCGGTGATGGCAGCCTCGGAACCGAAGGTGCCGATCTTGACGGCGAGCTGGCCGCCGTGGAAGGGCGCCAGGCCGGTGGCGTACGAGGGCGCCGCAAGCACCTGGATCTCGGAGACGTTCTGGAAGTCGAACTCCCAGGTGGAGTTGAGGATGCCCTTCACGCCGCACGAGAACGCCGCCGACAGGACCTTGCCGCCGAGGAACGAGTAGGGGCGGATGGTGCCGGTGGTGTCGGGGACGCCCACCTGGCAGGTGAGGGACTTGCCCACGTTGTCGCCCAGGGTGTGGGTCTGCAGCCAGGCGGCTGTGGTGGCCTGCTGGACCACCGTGGGGGTACCGCCGAGCAGGTTCTGGAACAGGAGGCCCATGCCCTTGTTCGCGACCTCGAGGTCGATGGAGCCGTTGCCCTCCACGACGGAGACAACGCGGCGCGAGCCGAGCTGTACGCCCCGGCCACCGGCGAGGCCACCGCCCTGAACGATTGTCTTCTTCTTGGAGAACGACTCCTTGTCGAACTCGAGGAACTTGGTCGGCGCGACGTATGTGCCGTACGTGCTCTCTGCGGCGTAGCCGAAAGAGCCAGCGAGGCCGGAACCGATGGACATCTATCAGCCCTCCGTGGGGTCAGGAGCCGCAGACGGCTCGGGGTTGGCGCGGGCCTGCTCCGCAGCCGTGTCTTCGTTGTGAGCCTCGGTAGCGGCCTTGTCGGCGCACTCCCAGTTGCCTTGCTGGCAGGTGTAGTTGTAAACCTGGTCAGCGGGGAACTCGACTACCTGTCCCGGGAGGACGAGGCGCCCGCCCAGGCCGGGCACGTTGCGGGCTTCGCCCGAGACGTTCTTGATCTTCGGCACTTCGTTCTCCTAGATACGGGCTCGGTAGTTGACGCGGAACAGGGCGATGGCGTGTGCCCCGTGCTCTGTCTGGTTCTGCATGAGCGAGATCCTAGTTCCTACCGACGTCCACAGCATGCCGGGTATGTCTAGGCTCGGGTTGGCTCGCAACGCGGTCTCGGCTGCGGCCATGGTGGCGAAGGCGTTGTCGCGGGCCAGTTTGGCGTCGACTTCGCCCACCCACGACGAGGCGGCACACACCACGTAGCCGGACTCGTCGCGGGCGGTGTAGTTGGCGTTGGCCCAATCCTGCTCGGCGTTGGCCGAGAATGCGGCGTTGGGACTGTCGGGGTCGTCTACGCCGATGAACAGGGCGTCGACTCCTCGGTCGCCAGAGACGCCCAGGCCGTCGTACACCACCACGTTCGGCAGGGCCGTCGTCAGGGTGGTCACCAGGGCGTCGATGAGGGCGGGGATGCGTGTGGTGTTCACGCAATGCCTCCGAACCACGGGCCGTCAGAAAGCAACTCGAGGGCGGCGGGCGGCAGACTCCACGGGTGCCCCTGCCGGGTAGCCAGCATGTCGGGGCCACCCATGGACGGGCGACGGCTTCCGCCGCGAGTCATCTTCCACAGGTGCTCCACCGTCACGAGGACGGCAAGGTGCCAGGTGTCCGGGCATGTGGCCCAGCCAGCGGTGTACGTGACGGTGTACGCCCCGGCCAGGGTGCCCAGGTCGGTGCGGTACACGATGCCGCTCTTGGCGTCGAACGTGAGGCTGGTGGGAGAAATCACCGGCCACGACGTGAGCTTGGTGGTGACGCTGGTGATGGAGACAATGGGCCGGTGCGACAGCAGAAATGCTGCGGCCCGCGTCTCCACGTCCTCGGTGAAGGTGGTCACCTCGAGGGGGCCGGTGCGTGCCTCGACGAGTCCGCGCGCCGCTCCCAGGTACCGGGCGAGCAGGTCGTCGTCGGCGCTTGTCTCGAGGTTGAGTTGTTCCTTGGCGTCGGCCAAGGTGGGCAGGGCCACGGTCGTTACCGCTTCTCAGCCGGAGGGGTCTTGGCGCGCTTCGACTTGGGGGCCCCGGCCTGCTCGCGCGCCCACGCGGCGAGGTTGACGCTGGTGGGGTCCGTGTCCTGCTGCGCGAAGTAGTCCGCGAGGGTGGCCCAATCCCAGCCACGGGACTCGCGCACCGCGTCGTAGTGCGCGGCGAGGTCCTCGGTGACCGAGTAGTCGTTAGTGCCGTTACTGATAGCCATGGTGGCCTCCTAGGAGTGGTCGGAGCAGGTGCACTTGCCGGGCACGTCGGGGCAAATGAGTACGTCGCCCCGTTGCAGGTGCTCCCGCATCGGCTCGCCGCATTCGTCGTGCAGTACCTCTGCCATGGTAGTTCTCCTTTAGGCGTGCTCAGGGGGCCGAGGGTAACCCTCGGCCCCCTGAGTTCATGCTAGAAGGTCGGCGCCACGAGGCCGTTGCCAACGGTGGCGTTGCCACCGATGATGCCAACGGCGGTCGGGTACCGCTCGGCGGAGAACGCGGCGTAGCCGTAGACAACCAGCTTCACCGTGAGCTGCCCACCGAGGGTCTCCTCAAAGCGGAGCTGGCGCGGCAGGCCGTCGCCCTCCTCCCACAGGAGGCAGTCGGCAGACCGGTACACGAACACCAGGTCCTCCGGGCCGGTACCGACCGAGGTCGGCACGTTGGCGTCGGTGATGACCGGCAGACCCTGGAGGTAGCCCACCGGGGTCGACAGGGGCACGTCGCTCGGGTGAGCGCCGAACCCGCCGAGGGCGTTCGTCGGGCCCGCGTAGCCGGGCACCACGAGGGGCCGGTTGCTGGAGTCGGTCTGGCCCACGAGCCAGTTCCAGCGGCGGGGGTGCATGAGGATCGCGTCAGGCGCCATGAAGCGGGCGGTCTGGACGGCGTTGACCTCGCCAGCGACCTTGGTGTAGAAGGTCGCCGGGGTGGCGGCGGCGCCGAACGCGGTGGCCTGGTGACCGCCCGCGTTCTGGATGCCCTTGGTGCCGGTGCCGGTGCCGGTGATGAGCTGGGTGTCCAGGTTCACGGCGTAGGCGCCCGCGAGGTCGAGGTACACGAGCTGGTCGATGCCAGGCGTACCGCGCTCGAGGGACTGGCGGGAGACGTCCTGCTGACCGGCGATGGTCTGGACGTTGATCTGCACGTCCGCCCACACCTGGTCGGTGCTCTGGACGTTGCTGTTCTGGGTGGCCTGGATCGCCGTGGCGGCACCGGTCGTGCCACGCGGGATGTAGAACACCATGCCCTGGTCGGGCAGGGGGAGCTTCTGCACCGTGTTGGCGAACGGGCGACCCGCACGCGCAATCAGGGCAGCCTGCTCGACGAGGTACTGCGGGACCACGAGGCTCGCGTACGAGGTGGTGGTGGTCGCACGCTTGGAGACGCCCTCGCCCTCGACCTGCACCTCGCGGGCGTGCCGCATGAGACGCTCGCGGGCGTTGAAGTCGCCGTTGACCTGGGCGTTGTACGAGTCGGAGAAGAACGAGGACTCGCCCCGCGCGGACTTCTCGGCGGTGTACATCCGCTCCTCGCGGGTGACCACGGCGGGGGCGCCAGCGCGCTCCTCCTTGGTCTCCGCAGCCTGGGCGGCGGCGTGGTCGGCGACGGCGGCACGGGCCTCCGTCTCGACGGCGTTGTCGATCTCGGTCTGGCGGGACCGGATCTGGGTGGCCAGCGCAGACGCGCGGGCTTCCTTCTCGTCGGTGAAGTCCTCGACGGCAAGCGAGGTGAGCCCATCGAGCTCGCGCTTGTCCGCCTCCTGCTTCTCCCGGAGAAGGTCAACGAGGCTCTTAGCCATCGTCGTAACCTTTCTGGAAAGAGGGGTGGGGGTTTACATCACCGGCGTCAGGTGCCCTCGCGGGCGGCGTAACTTTCCGGGGTAGTACTGGAGGCTGGGTGCTCGCGCGGCGCAGCCAGTTCTGAGGGTGCCACAAGTGTCCCGTTTTTCCAGCGTCTAAAACCGAGTAGCGCGATTTGGAACGCATACCGGTTGACTGGCTGCGGGTACAGCGCCTGCACCTGCTTGTACGACAGGTACTTCTGATCCTTCACCATGTAGCGGAGGATGTCGTGGGCGTTCGTGTGGGCGGTGGAGCACAGGTACACCCGGTTGGCCTCGACGTCAGGGCCGCCCATCCCTTTCGGCCAGATGTGGTGTACCTCGCCCGACAGGGCGGCTGGCCGGTGGTCGGCTACGCAGAGGCACTCGGGCATGCCGGAACCTTACGCGCCGTTGCGCGCATGCAACGTCACACGCCCGCTGCGGCCCGCAGCATGGCCTGTCGCCGCCGAACCCCCTCCGCGCGGGCGTCCGCCTTGCCCCGGTTGTCTTCGGCCGCCAGAAGGGCACGCACGGCCTCCAAGTCCGCCGCCGTGGCCGCGCCCCTCGCCAGGCGGTCCACGGTGTCGAACCCGAGGCCCGTCGAGCGGAGCTTCACATCGGTGCCGTCGTTCGCGGGGTACGTGACCACCGACACGTCGAACAACTGCACCTCGCGCACCCAGCGCTTGGTGTAGTTCTCGTTCCACTCCTGCCGGGTGGCCCGGAACGCGAACGACATCTGGTCGATGTCGCCGCGAGACATAGCCGAGCGCACCGTCTGGGCGAGCGGAGACTCCATGTCGAGGCTGGGCACGTCGCAGTAGAGGCCGGTGTTGTCTTCGCGCAGCGACAGGGTGCCGGACTTGGTGCGCGCCAGGGGCAGCCCCTCGTGGTTGACGAGTAGGCGTACGTCGGCGTTCTCCTGGAGGGTCTTGGCGAAAGCGCCCTCGCAGATCATCTCGTCGTACTCGCCCAGCCAGTCGCGCACCGAGTACCAGGTCTCGATGGTTGACGCGTACCCCTCGAGGCCCACCCGCTCGGTGGCGCCCTCGGCGGGCTCCTCGAGGGTGGTACCCGTGGGGTCTACAAACACCGAACGGAGGGTGAGCTCCGAGCGGCGCCGCTCCGTGGGCTTTGTTTCGTACAGCGCCTTGCGGGCTTCGATGGTGCTCACTGCACCCCTCCGATCTTGTTGGGCTTCTTGACCTTGAGGCCACTCTTGCCGCTCTTGCCGCCACCACTGTCGCCGCTGCTGCCGCCCTTGGCAGCAGCGGCCAACTTGGCGGCCTTCTCGCCGTCGAGCTTCCCGTCCAGGTCGCCGTCGGTGGCGTCGATGTTCTCCATCTGGGCCGCCGCCGTACCGGTGGAGCCGAAGGCGGGCAGGAAGGGCTCGTCGCCCCACGGAACAGGGTTCATGCCCTCTTCCTTGCGGACCTCGTTGATCGTGGTGGCAGCCACGCCAAGGGCCAGGCTGTGCACGTCCCAGCGGTCCTTGGGCACCATCCGCATGAGGTCGGTGCGGTCGAACTCGACCAACTGCTTGTTCGCCAGAAGCATGTCGCTCAGGAACGCCTCGAAGTCTTTGAGCCACTTGTCGGCGGTGTAGATGAGCAGGTGCAGGGACCGCTGCTGAACGTTCTGGTACTGCATGCGGCCACCGGTCTCGTAGCCCAGCATCTCGGCCACGCCTGGCCCGATGATGCGGCACACCTCGGCGGCGGTCCACTTCTGCGTCTCGAGGAACTGGCTCTCCTCGGGCTTGACCTGGATGGGCGTGTACTGCACCCCGGCGCCGAGAACGGCGGGCTCGCGGCTACCCCGTACCGCGTTGAGGAACCGCTGCTTGATGGTCTTGGCGGCCTCTTCGTTGATCGGCTGGTCGGTAGACAGGATGCCGGTGGGGTGGGCCCCGTCGGCGAAGAAGTCGCTACCGAACTGCTCAGACGAGATGCTGAGGCCAAGCGTGCGGGCGTGGTTCTGGATCACGCTGAGGCCGAGAATCTGGCCGGGCTGGGCGTTCGCGCGGCGGTGGATGATGCCGCCCTCGGGCTGTACGCGGAACGGGTTGGCCTCGTCCTGGTTGTAGCCGGTGCGGAACTTGATCTGGCCGGTGCCGGGGTCTCGGTAGACCGTCACCTGGTCGGGGTTGAGGATGGTCATCACGTCGGGGCGTCCCGCCGAGTTGACCTTGTCGACCCGGATGAACACGTTGCCACGGAGGATGCGGCACACGAGGTACTTGTACGCGAAGTCTGCGATGCCGTACCCCTGCCCCTCGGGGTCCAGCACGTTGCGGGGTACATCGATCTCGCGCTTGACGTCGCCCTGCTTTGTGAAGCAGCCCACGTCGAGGATGCCGGGCAGATCGGCAACGAGGTTGGTGCCCGACATGAGGGCGACCTTCTGCATGGCCGTGCCAGGCGTCACAGGGGTGCCAGCCGTGGCGAAAGGGGGCCTTGTCGGGATGAACTGGTTGGAGGAGGTGAAGTACCCCCCGTACGCCCGTGCTTGCGTCTCAGGCCCGCTGCGGCCCTTGAAAAGCGTCACCTAGTTCACCGCCTTCCCAAGAGGTAGCCGAGCCCGACCAATATCAAGCCTGCTGCGATGATGCCAATGGTTGGGTCGATCCGCCCCAGACCCACCACAACCAACGCCAAGCCAATGATCTCGATGGCGGTGGTGATCTCGTCTCGCATCGTGTACCTCTCCGCGTCGTGCGCGTCACTTAGGAGGAAAAAAGGTGAAGGATGACTGATATAGGTATAGGTGCATTGCGGCCCGCTCAGTGACGTGCCATGGCACCTGCCATTGCCAGTTGCTATGGCACGTGCCATGGCGTTCGCCAACGTTCCCCGCCTGAACGTACCGAATCGGCCCCGAGTTACCCGCTAGTAGACGAACGCGAGACTAACGTGAAACTAACATCGTACTAACGGGTAACAAGGGAAAAACTGGCCGAGTTTCGGGCCTCGAGGTATGGCACGTGCCATGGCATCTGCTCCCCCTGTGGATAACTTTCGAGGGCTACCAGACGTTGTTGACAGCGGCCAAATCGGCGACGTTCAACGCCGCCCCGTACCGCGCCAGGCACGCCGCGTCTAGCGGGGTGATGTCCATCGTCTGCTGCCGACGCTCGAAGATCCATGCGTCAGACCGGTCCCGCTTCACCGCACCCAACATCGCCAGATTGAGGCGTTCGTCGTTGCGGTGCCGCAGCCGGTCCTCCGTGGCCGCGTCGTACCACTGGCCACACGCCACCGCGTACTCGCCGGTCGTGAGCTCGTGCACCTTGACCCCGGCCTCAACCAACTCCGGCACCAAGGCGTACGCCGCGCTGCTCTTGTCCACCCAGAACCCAAGGCTGTCGTGCCGCGCCTGAAGGGCAAGGCACCGCTCGGCCAACCACCGCGTTCCGGGCCGGTTCTCCACCACCTCGACGCCGATACGGCCATCGGCCCGCTCCCCGGCAGCACCAATGCTGACCCGCGTGCGCTCCGGGTTCATGCCAATACCGAACGCCACCGGGTCCTTCATTGCCCGCTTGTCGTGGATGCGGCCCCACAACTCCGGGTCAATGATCGGCTCGTGCGTGATCTCCTCGCACCACTGGTTCAGGTACGCACGCCGGAACTCGTTGAGGTCCATGGACAGAAAGTCCGACTGGATGGCGTCCTCGCGCACCGTGTGCTCCCGGCACGTGTCCGGGCAGTCCGGCCAGTGCAACGCGGGCATGGTCTCGCGCCAGAGTTGGGGGTTGTCGTAGTCCGTACGGTCATCTGGGGCCGACCACTCGAAGTAGCACAGTCCACGGTCTACGCCCGCCTCTACGGCGGCACGGCCCTTCTCCACCTTCGACTGCAGATAGAACGACTTCTCGGTACCAGCCGTCGAAACCACCCACAACTGGGCGTTCCGCTTGGTCACCATCGCAGGCTTGAACGCCTGCTCCAGCCGAGCATCTGCCAATGCGAACGCCTCGTCGATGTACCCCTCGTCGAGGGTGCTACCGTGCCCGGCCTTCTCCGTCGTGCTAGTGATCCCGAACCGGCTACGTGTCGAGTGCCAAATGATGGCCTCGTTGCCGTTCGTCTTCCGAGCCTTGTATTTGCCCTTGAACGGCGAAGCCTCCAACGCCTCGAGGTAGTCGTCCTCCCACTTCTTGCGAGAGTCGTTCCTCGTCTGCGCTGCGTACGAAGTCACCTGCCTCGGCCACGCCAAGCACCGGTGAGTGTTCTTCGCCAGAATCAGTGTGGTCTTGCCGCTCTGACGCGGCACCGTGAGGCCAACCTCGCGGTACACGAAGTGCCCCGTGTCCGGATCGATCTCGCAAGCCACGTCCACAACCATCTGCTGCCACGGCATCAACGGCGTACCGTACCTCGCGGCGACAGCGGCCACCTGCGGCCCCAGCGTGGGCCGGGAGTAGTTACGGGGTGTGGCCCATCGTGGAAACGCCCGCAACCCCGAGACCGGAAGCCCAACTTCCCCAGTCATCGTCGTCACTGGCGTCTTCCTTCATGATCTCGGCCATCGCCTGCCGGAACTCCTTGGACACCGCAGCCTGCGCCAAACCAGCGCCCTTGTCGAGCGCCGCCGCAAGATTGAGGAGCAACGCCGCCCGTACCTCAAACTCGTGGTCCCATTCGGTGCCGCTGTCCTGACGCTTCAGGCGCTGCTGAACGATCAAGTCCTGGGTGCGCTCCAGCAAGTGTGCCATCACCACTCCCTAGACGCCTCGTACGGCGTAACGTCATCTCCTCGTGCAGACCTCCGACTGTTGCACCCATAGTGTGCGAGGCGAAGGTTATCGCGTACAAGAGCCAACTCAGGGTGGCTCGACACGCTACGAACATGATCGATGGATGGCGACTCAGGCGAACGTGGAGGCGCACCACGATCAACAAGCCCCAGGCAAATCCAGCACACGGTCTCCTCGGCTAGTACCCGTTGCTTGAGTACCCTCCAAACGCGACCTTTACGCCACGGTTGATCGTGGTGCGCGCTCACCGCTAGAGACTAGCGAGGTATTCCTTTACCGTCTTGACCACCACCGACTTCGGGGGAGAACCAACTCCCAACGCATCCTCGTACTGGACACGGTGCGGGGCACACAGAGGCCACCGGCTACCCGAAGAAAAACGGTTCCAAATCACGAACGCGGCCAACTCGCCGCAATGATGGTGCATGCACGGCACCGGCGTCGGATCATGCACACACAGGCCAATCACCAAGGGAACAGCAACGTCTGCGCCCGCGCAACCATCAGCGGGTCGATGTCACAACCAGACGCCGCCATATCCAAAGCGTTCGCCACCGCCAGCACCGTGCCCGAACCACAAAACGGGTTGAACACATGCTGGTACCCCTGCCGCGCCAAATGCTCCACCGCGAGGCGTGCTGCGTTTGCACCCATACCGTTCGGGTATGTCACAGCGCCGCGGACGAAAACATCCGGCGTGGCAGGGCCAGGGCGGGTGCTCGGGCCACCCACCGCTATCAGGTGCGAGAACGTGGGCCGATGAATGTCCGTCGACCCCGAACCGCGCCGCTGAGCGATCTTGTGCCAGAGGACCTTCTGGCCCACCTTGGCGTACTTCCCGGACTCCTCGAGGACCATCTGAGCCTTCGAGACCGTCGCACCCTGATATCTACGATCGGTGACGTAGAAGATCGCCGGATGGTCACCGGCCAATACCAGGCATGCATCAACGGCACCCCGGAACCAGTCCTCCCACTCAGGGGGACTGACCCCGATCTCATGAGCATCCGGCGGACTAGTGATGACCGGCCCGTTCGTGCCCTTATCAGCCAACCCCAGGCACCACTCAAGAGCGTCACCAAGAACCACCCGCCTAGACATCACGCACCACACTTCCACCCCGGCTTCGTAGGCCACCGATCTGCGGTAGGACGCTCGCGGCAGTCAGAACATACGCGGCAGTACTGGACCCGCGAAACCGGGGAGACAGGGGACCTTCAGGCAGCGGAAGTGCGACGCTACCAAGACTGTACGTAACACGAACCCCCGACGACGCGAATCCCAGCCGCCACGCCGTCATACCTCGTACCCGACCAGGCGCAGCACGTCGTCCAACGCATCCATCTTCGCGTGGAACGACAGATCCGCCCACGACACCCTCGGGTGCTCCAACTCGAACTTGGTCTGCGCCAACCCAAGAGCGTACGGGCGCGGATCACCATGCCAAGACTCGCACCACGGCGAATCACAGCCAGAACGCGCCTCATTGAACGACAACGTGTTGCACGTCGGGCAAAACGTCCCAGACTCGTACTGAGGCATCACGAAACCCGCTCATCGTGAGCAGCCTGCAGCGCCAACCGGCGCGTCTGACCCGACAGCGCGTACGCACGGTTCGCGCAATACGGCTGGTTCGCCCCAATCGAGTCGCCCAAATCCTCGAGCGCCTCCGAAATCAGGCCCAACCGGGACGCCAACTCGCCAACCCGCTCCGGACACCAACGCTT